TCCGCGCTTGATAAATGATGGGAAAGGATAGTCAAGGTTTTGGTCGCTTCCGTATCCGCTAAAGGGCCTAAGAACGCTGACCTTCAAGCCTTCTGCTCTGGCATAAGAAGCCAGCATTTCACCGGATAACTTCGCCCAACCATAGGTGAAGTCGGGAGTGCGAATGTGGTCAAGATTTATATCCCACTCTTTGAGTCGTTGCTTGTATTCAGCTCGCTGCAAGTAAATCGGATAGGCCGCAGATGACGAGAAATAAACAATGTGATTCGGGCGAGTGCGAAGCGCCCATTGGAAAAGGTCGGCGTCAATGGCAAGGTCGGCGGCAACTGCCAAAGGGTTTCCTTCAATGGTGGCGCGGCCACCGACGATAGCCGCCAGGTGAATGACGACATCAAACTTGGTGTCATCTTTGGCAAAGAAATCTCTGACATCAACGCCACTTTTGATGTCAATGCCGGTGATGGAGTTGCGCTTGGAATCTAAATGCTTCTTGAAATTAGTGCCAACAAAGCCTTCATCGCCTGTAATAAGTATCTTCATTTGCCCCACCTGTCGTGTTCGTAGATATATTTCGCAGAGCCACAATAAGCCATTTGCGCTTTGCGGTCTATGTCAAAGACAAAAGTATCGTTGGAAAACAGAGCTGCGCCGATATGTGATAGGGGAGTTGGCGCATCAAAGGGGATTGTAGTTCTAATCGAATTGCCAATGATAGGTGTCTGATAGTAAGGATGCCAAGAAATCTTGGTCAACTGTGTAGTAATCACCGCGCTCACGATTGTTGATGGTGGATGCTAGGAAGCGCAAATCCTTTGTCTTGCCTGCAAACATACCGGCAGAAATCGGATAGTTGTGACCTGTCGGGTGGTCTTTGATGATGTGATAATCAAGGCAAGAATTCACCCAATCTTCGTGGGCAATGCGGTCACGATAGGAAAGACGGGCATCCACATCACGACAGATGACGGCTTCAAATTGCTCGTCAGAGAAAGCAAGATAGCGCCACAACTTTGCGGTGTGATTTTCCACTTGATCCATTGTGACGATTTGAACGCCTTTGATTCGCTCAAGCGTTGTTGTGATAGATGAATCAACCGACTTGCCTACATAGAAGCGAGTGACAAAGCCATCATCAAAAGGAAAGTAGCGTGAAGCAAGAATGGCGTTCTTGATGGCTCCGATGGTGTAATTGGTTTCGTTTCCGTAGAGCGAAAATGAAATGCACTTCATTGACGCAAGGCTTTCAAAAGAACTTGGTAATCTTCACTTTTCATATAGTTATCAAACATCAAGGCATCGAACGAATAAACTTCACGGGCATTGACGGCGCGATAGCCTTCATCCCATTCGGCTTTGCCTGCAACAGGGTGGAGATGTTCAATAATGACCTGCGGCAGATAGGTCAGATGCCCTAGGTCATTGCCCAAGGCTTTCCAAAAGTTGTCAAGGTAAAGGTGTTTGAGCTTCGGTGGCACCATGCCGCCAAGGGCGCGGACAAGGATAGGCCATACCACGAGTTTTATTTTCAATTTCAACAATGTTCTCAATGCCGACGGCGCTTCGATAGTTGATGAGTTCTTCATCATCGGTGTCCACAATAAAGAGCAAGTCAGAGCGACAAGAAAATTCTTTGTGACATTTGAGAACTTCAATGGCGTTGTGTGGTCTGCCACGAGTTGGAACAAGAATGAGATTATTGTTCAGATGCACTGATTTCGCCCCCAATGGCGCCATACGCTGCTAAATCTATGAATGAGTCTATGTGGTCAGATGTCTGCATCAAGCGAGCAATTTTGACCAGACATAAACACAAAGCGACCTGTGAAGGTGTTATCTCAGTTTCAAGATAAACACTCCACAGGTCTGCGATGCGTTGATGATTTGTGAGCGGGTCGCCATAGGTATCTTGACGATCCGAATGAGTGAGGCGTTTTGCCTCATCTAAGATTTTCCCCCGTTGCATTACTACTTGCTTCCGCGACCAAACTCTGTCGCTTTAGGATCAATGGCCTTGAGTATCGGGCCAAGAACTGCGGCAGCGAAAGCCGCAACATAATCCTTCAATGGGCGAGATGGGTCGGCAAGATAGAGAGCGGCTACTGCGGCAGCTCCTGCCCTTGCGTATGTGCTACCGACTGCGATGAGTTTTTCTTTGTCGAGCATTTGCACTCCTTGAACTTAGGTCTGCCAAAGCCCACAATGAACACCGGCAGAGATGGCTTGAGTTTGCCACGATTCTTTTTCTTGTAGGCGCGAATCTTACGCGCTACCTGACCGCCATTGCGCTGATCGCCCTTCGTGTCGGGCGCAGTGTTGCCTTCGATGGTGATGACGGTGCCATTGGCGTTGACGCTCTCCACGATTCCTATGTGAGAGATACGGTCAATGCCATCGGCGGGGAAGTCAAAGAACGCCAAATCTCCTGGCAGTGGAGTTGCGCCTTCTGCATCCTGCCAAGTTCCTTCTTTGACAAATGCCTTTGCGCCATTGGGCGTGTAGGTGCAGTCAGGAATTTTCAAGGAGACTTGCTTGGCGCACCAATTGACAAAGGCGCCACACCAAGGTTGATTCGCCTTTTGATACTTGGTCTGATTATCGGCAGGGCCTTCAATATAGCCGACTTCGGCGCCTGCGATGTGGAGAAAATTATCTAACTGTTTTGAGCACATTATTTCTTCAAGGCTTCTTTGACAATATCGGTTAGGAAATCAACCTTATCTTCCAATGCCGAGACTTTATCTTTCAGCGATGATCCGCCATTGGGCTTGAGTTCGTTGAGATAATGCTTGACAAGCCATTTGACTCCAAGAGCTACAGAGCCAACGATGCTAAAGAGTGCGACAAAAAATGACGCCCAATCCATTGCGCTCATGTGCCGACCACCAAGACCTGAACAACGGTGGTGCCTGTGTTGGTGACGCCATAAATCGGGTTGTTTTTATTTTGCAAAGTTATTTTCTCACCACTGTCCAATTCAAAGCCTGAAGTGGTGTTGACATCGGAGTTGCCAAGAAAGACCGCTTGACCACCGGCGGCGTGCAGATGCACTTCTTCGGCTTCGGCGGTGTTATCAACCAAGATGGTTGGACTTGTTGTGACGGTGACTTGACGGGTGGAAATGCCCACTGTGATCTCCTTGTATGGCCCCGATGAATTTACTATGAAAGCAGGGTGGAAAGTTCTTCAGCGCTCAAGCCAAGGCGAGCTGCAATTGCTTCCTTCTCAGCTTGCTTAGCGGCTGCGGCGGCTTCTTCGTCTGCCTTTGCTTGTGCTGCGGCTTGCGCATCGGCTTCGCGTTGTGCAATTTCTTCGGCAGTAAGTTCTACTTCTGTAGTAACTCCAGTGCTGCAATCAACAATGAGTTTGGTTGGCATTGTTTTCCTTTCTTATGAGTTCTTGATTCCGTATAGAGTAGCGGTTGAGTATTGCTTGAAAGCAGTGCCATTTAGAGGTAATAACTTGATAGATGTAATAGCAGCAGTATTTGACCATAAACCCGCCACAAGGTTTTGTTCTGCGGCAGTAGCATTATTTTCCATTACGGAATCTAAACTTACAGATTTATTATTACTTAATGTGTAATTAGGAACATATGCTTCCCAAGAACCAAATGTATTTGCAGTTGCATTATCTTCATCTGTTACAGCACGAATGTTTGTTGTGTTTGAGTTTGAAGATGCTGCTGAACCACTACCTTGCAAACGGATCATTGAATAACTAGATGAATTGCTATTGAATTGCAGAATACAAGCATCTGCTTGTGTACCATAATTAGTTCTAGTTGATGCTTTGATTACTAAGTCAGTATAGGTCTGCGGAATTGAAGTAAATTCCATATTAGCCGCCCCACCGCTTCCTACAGTCACAGTTGCTATTGCTTCATAAGTAGTTGCCATTATGCCGCCTTGATGCCGTATAGGGTAAAAACAGTTCCAGAATTGAAAGTGGCTCCCGCATAAACTAAAGATGTAATAGCTGAAGTGCTACGCCAAGTTGACACATTTCCCATAACTATATCGCCATTACTGCTAGCCCTAGTAAGAACTGTCTTGTAAGTAGTAGTGTTTGCATAGTTCATAATTTGAGTGATAGAAACTGATTGATTGGTATTTGTGCGACCAGCGTAAGCAAAACTTATGTTAGAGTTTCTTGAACTAACGGCAGCAGAACCAGTTCCATACAACAAAGTAAAAGAATAATTATTACCTGTGTCTCCATTAAACTGCATTTCATTTCCATTGGTTGCAGTAGAAGTTCCATTAACTACCAAAATCAAATCAGTATAAGTTCCTGGTATAGAAGAAAAAGTAACACTAGAAGCAGAACTTCCCAGCGTTGTCGTTGCTATTGGTTCGTAAGTTGCTGGCAT